GCTGCAGCCAAGAAGGCCGAGGACAAGCCTGCCGCCAAGCCGAAGGCAGCGGCTCCCAAGCCGAAGGCCGCGCCGGCAACTCCGCCGGAGCCTGAAGTCGAAGCGACGAACCCGGCAGTAGTGGTGACCAGCGAAGATGAAGCTGGCGGTGATCTGCTGGGTGATATCGACGCAATGCTCGGCGCCCTCGACGACGCCTAAGTGATGACGCCCCCGGTAGGTGCCGGGGGCAACAGGACGCATATGAACAAAATCAAGCAGACACTCAAGGATACCGGCGTCTCCCAGGGCGAGTTCGGGCACCTGGTCGGTGTGAGCCGCGTTACGGTCGGCTGGTGGTGCAACGACAGGCACCTACCGAGCAAGTGGATCAAGCCGACTGTCGACAAGGTGCTCGCGCGCCTGTCTGCTGCGCTGGCTGACGGCTCGCTCGTCCCCCTCCAAGACTGCTCGTCCTCCGCCGAACGACTGGAACTGCTCAATGCCGTGATCCTCTCCGACCCCGCCTAACTGCTAACACCTTAGCTTATAACAACGGGAGGTTGGATGGACGCGCAGGCGTTTCTGAGGCTTATCGTCCCTGCCGAAGGGATCAAATATCTCGGCATCAGTACTCAGGGCGGACGACCGGCGCACTACGCGTACGACTACTTTGACCCGATGGCTGAGGCCGCGGTGCAGTTCAACCGTCAGCGCAAGGACGTCTACTTCGCGCTGGCTAGCTACAAGCCACCGGTACAAGCGGTCGACCGTGAGAACCGCCTTGTTTTTCACCTGGACGGCCAGCCCAAGATGCTCAAGCGTACGGCCGGGCTGGCTCTCAAGGTCAAGGCGTTCTGGGCAGACTTGGACTGTGGGGACGGCAAGCCGTACGCGACACAGACAGAAGCCATCGACGACGTCGCTCGGTTCGTATCCGAATCCGGGGCGCCCACACCCCTGCTGGTGAACTCTGGCGGTGGCGTGCATGCGTACTGGCCTATTGACCAGGCTGTCCCTGCCGCGACGTGGCAGGCGTGGGCGAAGTACTGGCGTACGGTCCTCCACCACTACAAGGTGAAGTCCGACCCTGCACGCGACATGGACGTGGCGAGCATTCTTCGCGTGCCCGACACAGGGAACTACAAGCGCGAAGTAGTGCGCCCCGTCGCCATCCTGCAGGAGGCCGAGGCAACGGCGGGCCGTGAGTTCTTCACGTGGCTCTCTGCCCAGGCCAAGCTCGCCAAACCCGCTGTAGAAACTGCCACCAAGGGCGCGCTCGGCGCGATCCCCGAGTGGCTGAAGACTGACGACGCGGACAACGCCGACCTGACCGGGCATACCGATGCCCTGAAGTCGAGCGCGGTCGAAGCGTCCAAGCACTGCGCACAGCTGCGCCTCGTTGCCTCGTTGAAGGGTGACGTCGATGAGCCGGTGTGGCGCGCCATGCTTGGCGTCGTCAAGCACTCCTCTGAGGGGGATGCGCTGGCGCACGAGTGGAGTACAGGACACCCCGAGTACGACGAGGGCCAGACCCAGGACAAGCTGGACCGCTGGACCGCTGGACCGTCCACATGCGTGCACTTCCAGAACATCAACCCGTCGGAGTGCGAGAGCTGTCCGCATAAGGGCAAGGTCACATCGCCTATACAACTCGGCGTCACCTTCGTCGAAAAGCAGGTCATCAACGTCACCGTTGCTGTCGACACGGACACGGAAGAAGGTGTGCAGGTCCAGACCCAGGAGGTGGTGCTGCCGCCGGGGTACGTATGGGATGCGGGTAAGTCACTGCTCTGCAAGCAGACGCGCGGGGATGACGGCGTGGTGGACAACGTGCCATTCAGCCGATCGCTGTTCTACGCGACAACACGGGTCCGGGCACTAGACGGCACGTACCAGATCCGCCTGCGCTCGCATCACGAACGCGGCGTGCGTGAGTTCTCCGTCCCGACAGCGGAAGTGTCTGTCTGCAATGAATCATTTCTGAAGGCGTTGGGGGCACGCGAGGTATTCACGTACGCCACCAACGAAAAGGTCAAAGGCATGCTCCGAAACTACCTGTTCGATGAGGTACGCCGGTGTGAGCGCGCCGGGAACGAGGTGGTCACATTCGATCAGTTCGGCTGGCACGACGACGGTAGGTCCTTCCTCCTCGGCAACAAGCTGTTCCGCAAGGACCCAGGGGAATCGACTGAGGTGCTGCCCTCCGAGGGACTGAAGGCCCACAAGGAGATCGGTGCCGACGCCAACGCCAGTTCCAAGCTCTGGGCCGAGGCAGTGAACTCCGTCTATGGCACGACGGGCGCTGAGCCCCTGCAGTACGCCATCGCTGCATCGTTTGGTTCTCCGTTGTCCGACCTGTTCGGTGATGACTACCACGGCGCAGCGGTATGTCTCTCCGGTGTGAAGTCCGGCCAGGGCAAAACGACCGCGTGCTGGACTGGCCTGTCAGTGTGGGGCAAGCCGAGCCAGATGATGTACTCCAACCGTGAAGGCTCCACCTTCAACGCGCGGATTGCACGGCATGGGCGCTACAAGAACATCCCCGTGCTGCATGACGAGCTGTCCATGTTCACGCCTGATGAGGCGATGGGACTGCTGTACGCAATGGCCAACGGCCGTGGCCGCGCGCGCCTGGACCAGAGCGGCGAGAACGAGCGGGAGCCCCGTCGCTGGAAGATGGCAGGGTACGTCACCACCAATCGCCCCCTGAACGATCTGGTCGCTAACGCGAAGGGCGGCTTGATGGCAACCGTGGTGCGCAACTTCGAGATCAACCTCGACGACTACGTTATTCCGCGGGTGGAGATCGAGCCCATGCGTGCGGCACGCGAAGTGATCGAGGCCAACTGCGGGGCCGCCGGCGAGGTGTTCGCTCAGTACATCGTCACTCACCGGGAGACGATCAAGCAGGTCATTCGGGAGATGTCTGACCGGATCGTGGCGCGCCTCCCCGTCTTGGCCAACGATACGCGCTTCCGCCTGTACCGCATGCACCTCGAAGCCACCCTCACCGGTGCGCTCCTGGCGAACAAGCTCGGGCTGCTTAAGTTCGACATGAAGCGTCTGATGGCTTGGGCACTGGCCCACACGGAGAAGCTCTGCGTATTCGCGGACGAGGTGGAGGAGGAGCAGAACTCCACGCCTGTCGAGCGGATGTTCTCCGATCTGATGAGTAGAACCATCATCACTGAGGGGTACCGCGACAGCCGATGCAAGGAGGGGCCGGAGCGTCCGCTTCAGATCCCGCGAGAAGCCCCGGTGGCTCGGTTCGTCATTGGCCTCCCGAACATGGGGGCAGGCGCCTGGGCCGCGCGGAAGTTAGTCGTCACCGTATCGGCCGTGCGTGAGTGGGCGGCTGCAAACCGTATGACCAAGAACAAGCTGCTGCAGGCGGCGCGGGAGGGCGGTTACTACGACGGAAGTGAGGCGGCGCGCATGGTCCTCACCCGCGGGACCACGCTACCTGGCGGCCAGGAGCGCTGCTACATCTTTGACCTCGCCAACGCGGATACCACCCGCGCCTTGGCCGCTATCCAGAAGGGAGATGACGATGATACCGGCGACTAACCAGCCGACGGCGCATTACTGCGCCAAGCACGACTACGCGCAACACCCTGGGGACCTCCCCTGCCCCCAGTGCTCCGAGGAGCGCTTGGACCGAGCGCTGCGTAATGCACAAGGGGCGGAGACAGTCAAGCCTCCATCTGCGCTGAGCACCCAGGAAGGCGGCGACCACTACAAGAAGCTTGGTCAGTACCAGCCGTGGGAGGTGCTCGCGCGCTGGCTCACGCCGGAAGAACTGAAAGGCTTTGCCAAGGGCACCGTCGTCGCCTATCTGGCCAGAGAAGAGGACAAGGGCGGACGCCTGGACATCAAGAAGGCCATGCACACCCTCCAGATCTACCTTGAATTGACCGAGGAGAACGAGCAGTGACGCACCACATCATGCTGGACCTGGAGACGATGGGCAAAGGCCCCGAAGCCGCAATCGTCTCAATCGGCGCCGTCGAAGTGCTGGTGGATGATGGCTACATCGGTCGGGAGTTCTACGCACCGGTGGATCTGCAGTCAGCGATGGACACCGGCGCCAAGGTGGATGCCAGCACCATCATGTGGTGGCTCAAGCAGAGTGACGCGGCCCGCGCCGCGCTTGACGTTGGCAACCTGCCGCTGCATCAGACGAGCATCCACATGGTGCTCGACGGCTT